CACGGGCCAGTGGCGCTGGCTGCCGATCGGCCTGGCCTGTGGCTATGCCTTCGCCTGGCCACAATCCCGGCCACCAGGTGCACGCCGGATCAGCGTGCAACCTGGGAAGCCCTGGGCGGCGTGGATTGGCTGCGCTCGGTGCTCGACAAGGCGGGCAACAGTAAGTCGTANGGTCATCGTCGGCAGGTGATGGGAATCAGCCGAGCGGCTTGGCCGTGTTGGCCGCTGCGATTCGGACGATGCGCGCGGCGTGCGCTAGGGTGGATCGGTCTCGGATCGACAGCCCATTTGCCTCGCGCGAAATGCGTTCCAGGTCGTCGCACACCTTGGTGCACTCGGCCTGCGNGCGGGCAGATCGAGCGGCCCAGGAGCGCAGCAGCTTGCCGATGGCGGCATTGCAGGTGGCCGCTCTCCGCTCGATGCGTTCCTGGCGAGCCTGGAGNCGGCCGGGCTCGCGCTTCGATGCCAGTCGCTGCCATCGGGCGCGCCACGCATACAGCCTCTCGTATTCAGTTTCAGCGGATTCCATGTGTCAGCGGGGAGGGTGTGGCTTGGAGATGTGAGAGGTCGTGCGCTGCGAGCCGGCGATACTTCCTTGCCGAAACTCAAACTTGCACCGATGGCCTACGAAATCCTGCAAACGTGCTTCCTCGTGCCGAACGTCAGCGTGAGCAACTGCTCTGGCTGGGTGCAGGCGTGGGGCACTCTGGCGGCGCTGATCGCGACCTTTTTTGTGGTCCGGTATCAAGGGCAGCAAGCCCGGATCCAGGCAGACAGTCAGAGGCGCGCGGTCAAGATAGAGAAGTTCATGACAGTCCATGGTGTCCTGATGCACGTTGCTTCTGCGCACACGATCGCTGCAATAACGCTTGCCAGTGCGGATCCGGAGTGGAGCAGTGCTTCCCAAGAGGCTGATGAAGCTCTGTCGGGACTGGCCTCGTTGAGGTCCTCGCCCTTCGAGCTTCCACATTTCGAGCTTGTGTGGAGGCTTGATCTCCTTATCCAAGACATGAGGTCTACGCGTCGGCTGTTGAGCGCCGAGATTGCCGTGGCCAAGGGTGAGGATGACGAGATACTTCCCGAACTGCAGCGCAGGGAAAGCAGGGTTCTGGCCACCGCCGTTTGGTGTACTACGCAGGCTCATGATCTCGCTGATGAGCCGGGCAAAGCGGAGCTCCTCACTGCCATGCGCCGAGCTTCGGAGTCTGCGAGCTGAGAGTTGCTCACGCATTGGGGTGTGCCTCCGCTGGGGGTGTGGCGGATGCTGTGCCTGCGCTGGCCTGGTCGGACTGCGACAGGGCGTGCGCGACGTGACGGGCGTAGGTGGCCACGGCGCGCCAGTAGGCCGCCATCGGGCCCTTGCGCCGGCGCCAGGCCGTCTCGGCCTCGGTGTTCGCCTGGTCACGCAGATCGCGCATCACGGCCTCGATTCGCTCGCGGTCGGGCGCCGGCAGGGCCAGCAGATCGCGGCCCGCGGGCAGGCGCAGCAAAGGGTTGATGTAGCCCATCAGGAGGCCCCTTTCTCTCGTGGCTGGTTCTTGCGGCAACGCCAGCACCTGGCGCAGTAGATAGCGGCGCCGGAGCACCACACCTGGTGGCCGCACTCCAGCTCGACTTTGCGGCGCGCGTAGCCATCGGCAGCCGGGATCACCTCGCCGACGATCTTTCGCAGAGGCGCGGGCGTGCGGTCCTCAGCCATGTGCACCTCCCACACATTGGAAATCTTCGTCGTTCTCGGGCGCGTGGTCCTCAATGTCGAAGACCAGGCCGCAGGCTGCGCAGCGCTCCTCGCTGCTGTCCGGCTTGGTGCAGAAGTCGTCCTCGCCGTCGTCGTACTGGTAGGCCACCTTGCAGCCGCAGGATGGACAGGCCATCAGGCGCCTCCTTGGCTTCTGGCCGCGCGCGCGGCTCGACGCGACTCGGCGACTGCTTCCTGCAGACGCACGCGCTCGGGGTTGTGCGGGTTGCTGCCATGGAGATCCTCGCGCGCGTAGACCTCCACGTAGTGGCCCGTCTCATCGAAGTCCACCGGGACGCCTTGGTCCCAGCGGATTGGGCGCTGGCCAGAGCCGGCAGGCCACATCACTAGGTCGGGGTGATCCCGCTGGAACTTCTCGCAGACCATGTGCAGCAGCCCATCCAGCGCGCGCTCGAAGCCGTCCGGCAGTTCGACGGCGGCGCTGAAATGGATCTCGATGCTTCGCAGCTTGTCAGCCATGTGCACCTCCCGAGGGTGGGACGATCAGGTCCGCATCGATGCGGTTCTGCAGTTCGTTCAGCACGGTCTGGCGCTTCTCGCGCGGCACGAAGAAAAAGGCGTAGCGCATGGCCATCTCGGCGCCGTCTTCTCCGTCCCCGGTCAACTCGATGCTGCCCATCGGCGTGCGCAGCTTGAGCGCCACACGGTGCGCCTTGGCGCGGTGTCCAATCTTTCCGGGCATCACGCACCTCCCTGTGCCTGGGCGGCGCGGGCTGCGTCGATGGCGGCGCGCGGGTCGTGGGAGTACGACCGGCCGATCTCGCGCTCGTGTGGCTTGGCCATGTGGTGCTCGATCACCACCCAGTGCACGTCGCCGTCTCCGGCGCCGGTGGGCACGTCAATGCAGCGCAGATCCAGGCAGTAGTCGCGCAGGCAGTCCAGGCGCTCAGTATCCGGGTGCGCAGCCGCTGCAGCACCAGGGGCGGCGCGCAGCAGTGCCAGGGCCTGGTCGATGGCGTCGCCAATGACCCGCGGGTCCGGCATCTCGTCGCCGGCCAGGTTGCCCCGGCGCCAGGTGTTGTAGCGCTCCAGGGTCGCGATGACAGCCTCGCGGCTCGTCGCGCCCTCTTCCTCAGTACGTAGGGCGCCGCTCATGCTGCCTCCGGGGTCAGCACCCAGCCGCCGTTCGGGTTCGCCTTGGACTGGCGGGTGTAGCTGATGCGGCCGGCCTTGCGCAGATGCTGCAGGCGGCGGTCCACGATGCGCCAGGCTTCGACATGCCGGATCGGAGGCTTGCCGCGGTTTTCTGCCGCCTCGATGGCCTCGGCGTGGCGACGTGCGTAGCGGCTGATGTCCTGAAACTCGCGGTGCCCCGCAACGCAGATCGCGGCGATGATGGCCACGTCGAGCGCGGTGTAGTCGGTCTTCGTCTTCATATTTCGATCCTCAATCGGTGCGGGTGTGCCTTGCTGCGGCAAGGGTGGCGAGGTATCAAGCAGCGCGCTTGAGCTTGGGCGCTGCCTTCGCCAGCAGCCAAACGCGGCCGAAGCCATCGCCGTAGTCGCTCATGGTCTTGATGACGCACTCGATGCCGTTCCTGTCCGCATGGGTGCGCAGGGAGTTCGCCAGCTTTGCCGCCGTGGAGCCAGCCGGGCACTTGATCGCTTGGCCGATCTTCATCTTGGAGAACAGAGGTCCGTACTTGCTGGCGGGCTTGGCGCGCTCTGCAGGCATCTCGTCGTCGCAGATGCTGAGCAGGTTGAGGTCGATGGGCTTGCCGGCCGGGGCCTTGGGCTTGTTGTCTTTCGTCATGGCTTGTCCTGTCCAGGGGTTGCGGTGGTTGGCAAAGGAGGTGTGGGCGGTCTGCATCACCGCACCTCAAGCCGCTTGCCAGCGGTCAGCCGGGCACCAGGCACGTCGTCGCCGGCCTTGAGTGCCGCGCTGATTGCCTTCTTGTCGGGAGCGGGGGGCGGCAACTCCGGCCGCACCATGAACTGCGCGGGCAGCAGTTCCGGCTCGAACACATCAACTGCGCCGGGGTTGTCGCGCACCGAGAGGCGGAAGTGGGGGCATTCGATCTTGGTGACGCCGGCCGCCTGCATCGAATCGAGGACGTAGCGAAGCAGGCCGGCGGATCGGTTCTCCATGGCCTTGCGGCGCTTCGCCATCTCGCCCTCGGCCTTCTTGATGGCCTCGGCCATGGCCTCCAGGTTGCGAGCGAAGAACACCACGTTTTGCGCCTTGACCTGCAGATCGCCGCCCAGGCCCTCCAGCGTGTCGGCGATGGTCTGCTCATCCAAGTCCAGTTCGGCCAGCTTCTCGGCAGCTTCGCGGTACTCGGCGGCGATGTCATACAGGGCGGTCATGCGGGCTCCTTGGGCCATGCGGCCGTCAACTTGTTTTGCGTCTTAGCGTCCAACTGCTGCCAGATCGCATCGCGGTCTGCGTCGTCCAGACTGATGAGGTAGTCGCACACACCAACTGCATCGCCCTTGGCAACGCCGGCCGTCAGGCGCTTGGCAATGGCTGCGGGGCTGCTGTCCTGGGCGGGCGGGGCCGCGTCTTGCTTGCGTTTCGCGGCGGTTGCTTGGTTGCCGTCGTCATCCTCCGGCGCCATGCCGCAGGCCGCCATCAGCGAGTAGCGGCGGGCGTACGTCAACGCCGAGCCGTAGCCTTGCGGGTCTTGCTTGGCAGCAGGGACTGACAGCTTGCCGGCGCTGATCGTCTCGCCGGACTCGTGCACGAAAACCGTCTCGACGGTCACGCCGCGCTCGGACTCGTGGGACGACTGCATCAGGAAGATGCCGTTGGTGTTGAGCGCATCGATCACCGCTTCGATGCAGGCCGACAGATCGGCGTACTTGTTCTTGAAGTGCGGGTTCGTGTGGGTCTTGAGCGCGGGGCCGAACTGCTGCTGGGCCTTGACCATTGCGCTGGCGATGTTCTTCATGGCGTCCTCAGAACGGCAGGCCCTTGAAGGCCATGCCGTAGGCAATGCGCGCGGCGTACCGGCGCGAGTGGTGGGCGGCGTACAGCCGATAGATGGCGATGAAGTGGCGCAGCCTGTTCATGCGAACACCTTCAAAGCAAAGCCGGTCAGGCCGGCCAGATAGGTAAGCCAGAAGAGGGCGGGGGACATGTCAGGGCTCCTTGGCGGCCAGGATTGCTGCCTGCTGTGCGTCGTTGAGAGAGTCGGCAGTTGCCTGGGCGGCGTCCACCTCGTCAAACTCGGGGTCAACTGCTGCAGCACCGATGACGACGCAGACAGCAGCGGCGATGAGCCAGATGCGGATGGTGGTCATGCCGCCTCCTTGATCTGCTCCAGCAGCAGCGCACGGGCCTCGGGCTTCATGCACTGCAGAAGAGTCGCCGCTGCGTCGCGGATTTGCTTCTGGCTCATGTGCAGCTGGATCTGTTGGGCGCCGCTGGAGAAGTCGATCTCCCCGACTCGGCGTGCGACCAGGGGGACAGGCTCTGTTAGGTCGTACATCTCGTGCTCCTTCAATTTGCGCGCCCAGAACCGGTCGCGCTCTTCCTCTTGGAAATTTCGGGGTAAGGGCTGCATCAGTCCATCGCCTGAATGCGGGCCAGCTCTGCGCCTTCGGCTGCATGGGCTTGGATGTCCAGCCAGAAGGCGCGAAGGTCACAGGCGTCGGGGTTGGCCTGGGCCAGCTCCTTACAGAGCCTGTCCAGCTCATCACGGACAGCCTGGGCGAGGCCGTTCTGCGTGGTGGGCTCGTCGTCTGGCTCGCTGGCGAGGTCGTAGAACACCTGCTTCTGAGGTGTCCAGCCTGGGCGGGCGTTCATGGCCGCCTCGCCTTGCGCGCTTTCAGCATTTGGTCGGCCAACTCGTAGGCTTGCTGTGCGACAAGCTCCGTACTTCCCCATCCCCAGGTCGTGTCATGCGCACAAATCCCCTGGAGGGCCAATCCCGCGAAGTGATCGCGCAGGGACATGCCGTCATGCGTGACCGCAGCAGCCTCGTTCGGCGTGCCATCCTCTGCCAAGACCGTTACCTTGGCTTGCGGGAACGCCGGCCCGCCGTCGTCTTGCTTGCTCATCTTCATTGCTCCAAATGAAACAGCCCGCATGGGGCGGGCTGGTGGGGGAGGGGTGGGGATTGCTACGAGTCGTAGCGTGGTGTTGAGATGCGCACGCAGTTCGCGGCGGCCGGTCGAATCTCCAGGGTGGACTCGTAGAGTTCTCCGTCATGCTTCGTCACCTCGACAGCCCGGACATCCAAGCTGCGCCCGTCAGGGCGGATGCTGACCTCGAACATCGTTCGCCCGTTCTCGTCCGCGAACCGAACGAGCTTCCCCTCGATCAACTTGACGTCTTTCGTGACGGGGTGTCCGATCTCAATGTGCAATCCCATTTCTCACTCCTTGTTGAAGACACCCGCCTGCTGCCGATCCAAACGACCAATCCAACCCAAGAGGGCGTGGCATAGCTTGATCGTCGGCAAAGGTCTCGGCTCCTTTTCGCCTGCTCCCCAAGCATCAGCTGATGATGGGATGTTTTGCCCACGGGGACCTAAGGTCGTGGGCTCAGGCGGGCATCAGAACGGAGCCCTGCTACTGGGCCAGTCTGTTCACCGCCGCATGCGCAACGGAACAGGGCTCCGATCTGATGGCCCTCACGGGGAGGGCGGGGGGGTTAGTGGGTGCCGGTGCGCGGGACAAGTCGTGGCATCTGCGCTTGCGGCTTTGGCGGCTCAATTTCTTTCATCATCTTGGCCGCTTGGTCGGCTAGCGCGAGGCCGTAACGACGCATGCCGTCCTGCTTTGCAGTCAGAATCGGATCGTCAGTGCGGACCAGCTGGGCGCGACGGACAGACCGCAGTTGTTTTCGCGTGCCAGACTGGAAGCCATCAACGCTGCGAGATATGCGCTCGTCCGGAGCGAGGCACTTGAAGCCGATGCCAGACACAGCGCCTAGGTCCTGGTTCTCGTCGTTCAGCAGACGTTTGCGCCATGCTGCGACCACTGCGCGGTAGCGGTTGTCTTCTCGCTTGTGGCCAATCACGCGCTCAATGTCCTCGTGCGCGATTTCGTCACCTTCTTGGATGTCAGGGAACGCTGCAAGCAGCTTCTTCACATCGGGTTCTGTCGGCATGCCGCCGAAATAGACTTTGGACATCAGTTCTCCTTTTGGTTTGCGCATTGCGCCCTTGCCGTGCCTGGCCCAGCCCAACCTGGCCCGGGCTCGCCCAGCCCCACCGGTCCCAGCCGCTGCCACGTGACACCGGCAAACAGTTGCCCGTTTGCCGCTATCGAGTAGCCCATGCCGCGCCTAGCCCGGCCCCGCCAAGCCCCGCCGGGGCAGGCATCTGCCGCGTGCGATGCGATTGCATCGAACAAGCCGGCACGCCAGCCTGTTCGCTGCATTGCAGCCCTAGCCCCACCCCGCCCCGCCACGGCACGCGAAGCCCCGCCCTGTCACTTCAGTTGATCTGCTTCACCTTTGCCGAGAACATTCCGAAGGAGCCCGGCGTCTTGCCGCCCGGCCGCCAGTCGCCCAGGCCCTTGTATCGGCCGGCGTAGTGCAGGATGTCGATCAGCACCTTCTCAGTAAGTGCCTCGTCCCACACGGAAAGGGTGCCGCTCGCTGTCCACTGGTCGAACCGTGGGCGCACCCGGATGTGCTTGGAGGTGCCGACCTTGGCGCGCTTCACGAACAGGCTGAAGCCCAGCTGTTCGGCTGTCTTGCGATGCGCCTTGAAGTCGTTTTCCTTGAGCAAAGCGTTCACGCTGCTCATCGGGATCGCGGCGCCAGCAGAGCCCAGCGTCCAGTAGGCTGCATCGACCATCATCCCGGACTGCGTTTGCGACTTGAACGTCTTGCCGCCGCGTCCGCCTGGCACCAGCACCTGGGCGCCGCCTTCCATCATGCAGCGCATGAGGTTGTCGGCCGGGATGGCGACGTGCTGGCCGTCGTGGTACATCGAGCCGATCCAGCGCCATGCAGGTGTCCGGTCGTCGCCGGCCTTGCTGTTCTTCTTGTTCTCGGGATTGTTCTTCCAGTCCTCCATCTCATCCGCCCAGTCGATGTTGTCCCAGTGCATGAGCAGGGGTGTCTCGCCGGTGATGTCGATTTGGTACTTCCGCATTGATTTCTCCTGTTGAATGTTTGCGCTTGTGCGCCCTTGCCACGCCGCGCCTGGCCGAGCAATGCCCAGCCAAGCCAACGCTTGGACATTGATGCGGTTGCATCGGATAGACCAGCACGCCGATCTATCCGCTGCAGTTGCAGCCCTTGCCACGCCTTACCCCGCCAAGCCCAGCCTCGCCTGGCCTCACCAGGTTCGAATTGGTCCGCGTGGGTTTGGGCTTAAAACACCAAAGGTCACACGTCGCGGCCTTTGGTGTTCGCCCTGTCTCCAGGGCTTCGAGATGCGTCCGCCAGAACCCTCCGGCGTACATCCCTGCTGGTCTGTTCCTTTCGGTTCCCAGCGTTCCTTGCAACTTTTCGGCTGTGCCTGCCTCCACCCTCGGCCTCAGAAGGGCGCAGACCTTGGCGGCTGCTCAGCTAGGGGATTCCGTCGCTGCCTTCGTCTCTGGCGTCACCGCTGCTTGTGTGCTGCGGTGAGGAGACTTTAGCAATACTTTGCTAGTCGTGCAAGCAAAACTTTGCTCATTGTGCGAAAATTTCTTCACGCCCTGATCGAGGGCGCGTTAAAAAGCCCGCGTGGTGCGGGCCATGGAGGTGTCATGAAGCGACGTTTATTTCTTGCTGGCGCAGGCCTCGGCCTGGCAGCTCCCGCCGTCGTCACGGCAAGCAACCTGATGAGGCTGGCGCCGCTGCCAGAAACGCTGTGGGGTGACGGCGTTCACGACGACACCGGCGCCCTGCAATCGTTGCTGGACGGACGCCCGGTTTTTTCGCCGAGTGGTGAGGCGCTCCCCAAGTTCCGGCTTGTCGGCGGGACCTACAGAATCTCCGGCCAGATCACCATCAGAAAGCCGGTCTTGGTGACGCACAACGCGTTTCTTAAGACGCGTCGGAGCCCAGACGACTTCGCAGGCTTCTACCTCCAGAAAGGAGCCAGAGGAAGCGTCTTCACCGATAACTGCCTACAAAACCTGGGGCTATGCGCAATGCCGGCTACTTGATTCCCAAGAGCCTCGGGTCAAACGCAGTCTCAGTGCCGCACTGGTCGCATACGGCATAGGCGCCCTTAGACGGCGGATCTTCCAGGCGGACGTTGGCGCCGTAGCTCTGCACCGTATGCGACCCCTCCTTCTTGTTGGCCTTGGTCTGCCTAAAGGCCAGCAGGGGTCGAGTGCATCTGGGGCACGTGATGTTGATGACTTCATCTTTGAGCATTGGCCCTCCTTGCCTTGCGGCACTCCCTCACATCCACCAGCGTCAGCGGCACTGCGTGTTAGTCCAGCCAGCACCCATTGGCATGGTCGTGCAGTTGATAGTTCTCGGCATCGGCGGGACCGGAACGGGCTGGTAGACAACTGGGGGCGGCGAGCTTGCTTGGATCGCACGCATGATGGCCAGTCCTCGCGCGGCCTCCGCGTTCGCCTGCGCGGCCTGCGCCTGCGCAGCGGCCTCATTGGCGCTCGCAAGGCCCATGTCCGTGTCTCGCTCCAATGCGTCGCGCTGGTCCAGGTAGGCGCCCCAGGTGATATCTCCCGCGTAGAGCTTGGCAACAAGGCCGACTGTGCGCGAGTGGTGTGCCTCGATCCATGCCGCCTGCGCGGGAGTCAGGTAGGCGGCCCGGAAACTACGGCCCATGTCCACGCAACTTTGATATGCGACGGTCCAGATGTTCAGGGCTCTCCTCTCTTCCTCAGTTGGCGTGTCCTTGCTTGCGCGCATAGCGAGCGTCGGGCCACCCATGCCTGTGCCGGTCCTCGCACGGAGTGGGGCAAAGCGCGCATCCCCTGCGTTGCCATGGTTGCACGTCCTTGTCGGGTCCTCGGGGCGTGCGGCATTGCCGAAGCCCATTGGGCCACGGCCTGCGCACCCGGCGAGAACGGCGACCACGACCAGTGCAGCGGAAAACTTGAGTCCCATCATTGCCATTCCTCCACCAATTTGTGGACGGCCACTGGGGCCGTCCCTACGCTCGGATCGTGATACGTCGTGTTACAAAATCCACATGCAAGACAGTGGATTGGTGCGGGCGCACCTTCCCCGCTGCAGCTAAGCCGCGAGGCGTCCAAGACGATCTCCCCCCAACGGCGGCGCGGTAGGTTGCGGCCTTTCGTCGTGCGGCCTGGTCGCCTTGTGCACCAGTCTTGCCTGCTCCAGCAGTGTGCCCCGGGCCGAAGCAGGCATTTCCCTGAAGAGGGCCGCCAGTTCCACTGCCTGTTGCTCTACGCCGGCGTCCTGGGCTTCGCTCAAAGGAATCAGCATCTCCCACGGGCTCATGCCCAGGGCGACGGCGATTTTTGCCATCTCGGTCAGTTTGGCCGATGGCTCCTTGCCCGAAGCGCTGGCCGCGCGCCTGTCCGGGTCGAGGTAGTTGCCGATCGATGTTTGTGCCACGCCTGACAACTTGGAAAGCGCCATCTGCGACAGCTTGGCCGCGTCCATGCGGCGGCGCAAGTTCTCTGCGAAGACTGTGTTGATGGACGGCGACGGCACTTCTTGAGTCTGGCCGACGCGGTCAGCAAAGTATTGCTTGCTGACATAGCAAAGTTTTGCTATCGTCGTCCTCATGAAGAAACCTCTTGACGCCGCTGTCCGCGAACAGCTGGAAGCCCAGAAGGGCTCATGGCAGGCAATCGCCGACGACGCGGGCGTCAGCTACTCGTGGATATCGAAGTTCGTGAACAACCGGATTCCGAACCCGGGGTTCAAGACGCTTACCCAGTTGCAGGCGCACCTGTCCAAGCGCCGCCCCACCGCCACAGAGGGGGCCTGAGTCATGACGTACTCCATGGCCCAAATCCTCGGCGCCCTGTGCGCCCTGTGCCTCCTCGGCATGTGGCTCGCCCTCGAATCCGACCGCGGCCCTATGGCCGGCGCTCTGCTCCTCATCGGCAGCTTCTTCGGCATCTGCTCGCTGCTGTGGGGCGCTGGGCCGCTGCTGTAACCACACGGGTAGCGCGTCCAGCACGTGCACCCATCCACCAACCGAACCAAAACAAATCAGGGAGTTTGAACCATGGCGTACCCGACCACTGACCGGCCGAGCAAGTTGCGCAAGCCGATAGCGATGCTCCGCGGCAACGAAGACGAGGAGGCGGAGCTGGACCAGCTGGTCGAGTTGTACGGCGGCGGAGAGCGCGCTGCAGTGCTGCGCGAGGTCCTGCTGTCTGTTGCACGGGAGAAGCGTCATGAGGCGAATTCTTTGTCCCACCGCCGCATGGGATCAAAGCTTGACAAGAGCGCATTCGGACGCCTGCTGGCCGCCTGAGATGGCGAAGGGACCACTGATGAATCGACAGGATCAGAGCCGCGTCATCGCGGAGATCGATCTGCATGGCGCCTCTGAACAAGAGCTGGCCTGCATTGAAGGCGAGGCGCAGAAGCACGGCATTTCGTTTGAAGAGGCGTCGAAGCGCCTTCTGCTGGAGCACTTCCGCGCGTCCAAGCGCAACCCCATTGCAGTAACTGTTGCGCAACTCTTCCGGCGCCAAAGCGTGCACTAAGAGTTACTGAACAGTAACTGTGACGCGATATCCAGACAGGACCAGCATGACCAAGATCGTCGGCAACGCCTTCACCGGCCACATCTTCGACCCACGCCCGTACGTGGCCGACAAGGCCCCGAAGAACCCGCAGCGTGGCAAAGCCATTGACCTGAACCCGCGCCGCAGCGGGATCGTCATCACCCCGCCTGGCTATGCATCGTCCAAGCGGATCTTGCGCAAGGGAGCTGTCTGATGAACTGCCCGACCATGAAGACGCGCCTGCTGGCCCTCCTGCGCCGCGGCTGGGTTACACCGGTTACGGCCCTGAACGGCGCCGGCTGCTTCAGCCTCTCGCAGCGAGTGGGCGAGTTCCGCCGTCGTGATGGGCTGACTGTCCTGGACAAGTGGGTCACGACCCCTGGCGGCTCACGCGTCAAGGCGTATCGGCTGGGGAAGGAGGCACGGTGAAGCGTCCGGCTTTCCAGTTCTATCCGGGCGACTGGCGCAAGGACGTTGAGCTGCGCGCCTGCTCCCTGGCCGCGCGAGGCCTCTGGATCGACCTCATGTGCGTGGCCCACGAGTGCGAGCCATACGGACATCTGGTGCTGAACAACAAGCCCATGACCATGCAGCAGATGGCCGGTCAGATTGGCGTGCCTGGTGTCCAGGTCAAGAAGCTTCTGGAGGAATTGCTGGAGAGTGGTGTTGCCCGCCAAACGCCAGAAGGGGTGATCTACAGCAAGCGCATGGTCGAGGATGAGCGAGTCCGCAATGTACGCGCAGAAGGCGGAAAGGCCGGCGCAGAACATGGTGCGAAGGGCGGTTCTCACGGATCTAAAGGCGGGCGTCCGCCAAAACCGAAGGGGGGTTTTGAAACCCCCCTTCAAGGTGCCGAAGAACCCCCCCCTTCTTCTTCCTCTTCTTCTTCCCCTTCGGGTGATTCAGAAGCTAACGCTTCTGCCGGCAAGCCGGCCCTCGAACCCGCCGAGATCATTTTTGGCTACGGGCTCCCATTGCTGACGAACGCCGGGACTCCGGAGAAGCAGGCCCGGTCTTTCCTCGGCGCGCTGCGCAAGCGTCCTGGAGGCGACGCAGCCGTGGTCAATGCCATCCGCGACTGTTTGCGTGAAAAGCCCCTGCAGCCTTTGGAGTGGCTGGCTGCCGCTCTCCCGCCTGCTGGAAGCGCCAAGGCAAAAGCCGAGCCCATGTCCTACGCAGACCGTGACCGCATCAACGGGCAGTTGCGGTGGGAAGAGATGACGGGCCAGCGTCACCCGGCCCTGGAGAAGCTTCGCGAAGCCGGCGAAGTCATCGACGTACTGCCAACTACCGCCACGCCAAGGATCGAGCATGTCGCTGCCCACTGAAATCATTGATCGACTTTTCCATCGCCTGTCGGGCGCATACATGTCCGCATGGGACCGCGCCATCGGCAACACGCCAATCAACGATGTGAAGTCCGCATGGGCGCACGAGCTTTCCGAGTTTGGCCGCTCGCGCGAGTCCATGACCCGCATTGGCTGGGCGTTGGACAACCTGCCGGACCGACCGCCGAGTGCGCCTGAGTTCAAGCGCTTGTGCCGTCAGGCCCCAATGGTTGAGGAGTTGGCTCTGCCGATGCCGAAGGCTGACCCGAAAAAAGTCTACGCCGAGCTGTCAAAGCTGGCCCCCATCAAGGCGGCTATGTCTGCGGTCACCAGCAGCGGCAACAAGGAGTGGGCGCATCGCATCCTCGCCAGCCACGACCAGGGCGACAAGATCCTGCCGTACACGCTCAAGTGCGCACGCGAGGCTGTCGGCCAGCAGTTCAGCGAGGTTTCAGCATGACCCGCGAACACCTCACCGAGATGGCGCGCGAAGCCATGCATGTGCTGGACATGGTGCGCGCCGGCATGGACGTGCCAGCCAAGCGCATCACCTGGGCGCTGATGGTCACGGGCGATCTGACTCTGGCCGACCTGGCATGACCGAAGCCGAGCGCATCGCTGTGGAGCACATCAAGGCCAACGCCAAGGAATGGCGCTGGACCTCTGCTGACATCCTCGAATGCGCCCGGCACCACGCATCCCTTGACCCACACCAACTCTCCCGCCTGCCCACCCTACTGCAGGAAGAGATAGACAAGCACCGAGCAACCAAGAAGGAGCAAGCATGACATTCGCAAAGATCGTGATCGCCAGTGACGGCGAACAGGTGTTGTTCTTCAAGGAGGAGGGAGACGAAGGCCCGGAGTTGGTCCAGATGACGATGGAACAGGGCGTCACCGCCAGGCTCGCCATGGGCTTTGAGGACGACGAAGAGGGCTCGGCTGACGCGAAGCGTGATGCAGCCTTCGACAAGGCAGGCGCTGACTACGCGGATCAGGTGCGCAAAGCCGTCAAAGGCTTTTTCGACGCACGAGGCTGACCGCACAAGGCAAAGAAGGAAGCAGCATGAGCAAGGCATTGGATGTGGCGCTGGTCGCCTTTCTGGCCATCCTGATCTGGGTACTGCAGGCGGCATGGCTGCTGAGCGTGCATCGGCAAGGCATCGAAGGCGACTGCCGGATGATGGGCCAGTCTCGGTCGAAAGAAACCATCATCGTCTGCAGCATTAAGGAGCCAGCATGACATGCCACTCCTGCGGTGGAGGCTTCGGCGACAGCCACGCCATGTGTGCGAAGTGCGCCGACGCCTACGACCGGCTGACCCAGCGTCGCGTGGATTGGCGGTTCGGTGGCGAATCGCCGATGAGAGACGCCCACCCCGACGACTACCAGCGCCGCTGCATCCGCCTGGACGCAGAGCGCGCCGCCAAGATGGGGGAGACCCCGGACAAGGCCTGCAGCTACTTATCCACCTCCTGGCAGTCCAGGGAGTGGTACGACGCCTACGCATCCGAGAAGCTGCGGGAGAAGGTGGAGGCGAAGCGCAATGGCTAACTACGACACGCAGATCATGGTCTACCTGTCCAAAGTAGGCGGCAGCACGACCGGCACCATCGCCAACTACGTGAGGCCGATGTTCGGCCACAGCGCTAGGACGCACTCCGCTTTCATCCGCACCCGCCTGCTTGCCCTGCAAAAGGAAGGCAAGGTAGCACCGATGGATGAACTGAAGCCGGTGGCTTGGGTGAGGTTGACCGATGGCTGAGACCCTGCACATCTACCCGCAGGAGAGCGAGCACATGGATGCGTTCATCCTGGGATCGCGCTCTGCACTGCTCCAACTTCGCGCCCTGATCGACAAGGCGCTAGAGGGCAAGCCGGAAGACGGCGAGTTCATGCAAAGCGACGGCGAGGGGTATCCGCTGTCGGTACGGTGCGTCGCAGAGGCGTGGGCGGATGCGCTCCCAACCGCTTATGACATGTACCGCGGCAAGGAATGGAGTGACGCAGACAACGCGGCATTCCAAGCAGCCATGGACGGGAGGGCGTATGGCTGACAAGCGCACCTTCAAGCTCGTCCACGGCATGGCCCGCGCCAATGCAGTCTCCGGCGTCCAGCAGGCCCCAGAGGGCTATGTCGTCACGATCCAAGAGCCAACCCGCAGCCTGGACCAGAACGCGGCCATGTGGCCCATCCTCGATGCCTTCGCCCGGCAACTGGAATGGCCCGTCAACGGCGCCATGGTCCGCATGTCCGCCGAGGAGTGGAAGGACGTTCTGTCCGCCGCCTACCGCCGCGAGACAGTGCGTGTCGCCCAAGGCCTGGACGGCGGAATGGTGATGCTCGGCAGCCGCACCAGCAAGTTCAGCGTGCGGGAGATGAGCGGCTTCATCGAGTTTCTGCATGCGACGGCTGCGCTTCGGGGTGTGGTTGTCTACGAGTTGGAGGTCGCGTGATCGACTCCCTCCCATTCGCCCCCAAGCCTAGGCCCTGCAAGGTCTGCGCCAAGGCGTTCGTCCCGCGCACCTCGATGCACTCGGTCTGCTCGCCTCGCTGCATGGCGCGCAAGGTCAAGAAGGATGCCGCCGACGAGCGCGCACTGCTGCGGGTCCGCAAGGAAGCGGCCAAGCCGCGCCAAAAGTGGTTGGACGAGTGCCAAGCCATCGTCAACAAGATCGTGCGCATTCGGGATGCGCATCTGGGCTGCTGCTCCTGCGACCGCGGCCCGAACTGGAGCGGCCAGTGGCACGCCTCGCATCTGCGCTCAGTCGGCGCAGCCTCTGCCGTCCGCTTCCACCTCTGGAACATCCACAAGGGCTGTTCCATCTGCAACAACCACCTGAGCGGGAACCTGGCCGAGTATGGGCCCCGCATCCGCGAGCGCATCGGCAACGCCAAGGTGGATTGGCTCTACACCCAGAACCACCGCGTCACGCACAACGTGGAATACCTCAAGCGCTTCAAGGCCGTGATGGGCAAGAGGCTGCGCAGGATGGAAAGGAGGATGGCATGAAGCCCAGGCTCAGGCGCACTTGGTGCGACGGGTTCTTCTTCTACGTATGGTTCGCTGGTGGCTACGCGTGGCGCTGCGAGGGCGCTGGACTTGTTGCCCATGGCTGGACCCCGGAACTTGCCTACAGGCACTGGGCAGAGGACTACAACCAACCATTGCGCCGCGCACTGCGCTGGCTCAAGGACTTGAGGAAAGGAAATCAGTGATGGCATACGTGTTTGCATCAATCAGTGCCGTGGCGCTAACTATGTGGCTTCAAGCGCCTTGGTACGCCGCAGCGGCTATCGGGCTGTTCTGCGGTGTTTTCTTCGCACGGGCCTTTCGTGATTAGCCCGTGCATGTGGTCGGCACTCGCGACTCTTGCGATGGGTCAGATTCAGGCCCAGATCGCGCAAGAAAGTGTTGAGGCCGAGGTTGTCCGAAGGTCTCACGAGTGGCCAGATGGTGGCGTCGTCATCGACGTTGACGCCAGGATCATTCCCGACGCGCAGCCACAAATCCGGGACTTGAGGAAGGAGAGGGAAGCATGAAGGTCGCAGACAAGGCGAAGGCTCGAAAGGCCGTCTTCAAGCGGGCGAAGGGGAAGTGCGAGTACTGCGGGATGCAGTTGTCGCTCGCAACCATGACCTTGGACCACTACTACCCCAGACACCTCGGCGGCGGCAACAACCGAGCGAATCTGAAATGCGCCTGCACCGACTGCAACAACCGGAAGGGGCCGATGCATCCGTTCCATTGGGAGAAGGCAATGGAGCTAAGAGCATGACCACCGCCTGCACCCTATGCGGCTCCACCAACCACAGCAGATCAGGCTGTCCCATGGGAAGGGCCCTCAACACCATGCGCGTCAACTACCGAGAAGCCGGCAAGCAACGCGAGGCTAAGGCAATACGGCACGCCATCAACATGCTGGCTAAGACTTCGAAGGAGATGAGGGCATGACAGAACGCTATGCACTGTTCGCGGGAGATGAGTTCTACCCAAATGGTGGTTTTGAGGACTTCATCGCATATGGAGGCCTGGACGAATTGAAGGCCATGCTTCCGAGGCTGGCAAAGAAGGATTGGGCGCATATTGCTGATCTGAAGGAAAGGCGTGTTGTCCTTGTCATGGCCATCAACAAATACAACCGTACCGACGCCGACGAGTGGCAGGAGGCGGACGAGTGGAGCCAGCCGTTAGGCCTAGAAGGCGACGGGTTCGCAGCAAAGGGGGAGTGATGGCAACGCAGAAAAAGCCACGAGGCCGGCAGACGACGTACACGCAGGAGATGGCGGATGCGATCTGCTCGAGGCTTCGGACTGGAGAGCCGATGGCGTCGATCTGCAGGGACGAGAGCATGCCTGCAGTGCGAACGGTTGGCGACTGGAAAGACGCGAACCCGGCATTTGCCGCCAGCATCGCACGCGCGCGCGAGGAAGGATTCGATGCGCTGGCCGCCGAATGCCTCGAGATCGCCAACACGCCGCTCGAGGGCATTGAATCGACCACCAAGCCGAACGGTGATGTCGAGGAGAAGCGCGGCGACATGCTCGGCCATCGAAAGCTGCAGATCGAGACGCGCCTGAAGCTGCTGGCCAAGTGGGACCCGAAGCGGTACGGCGACAAGATGCAGATTGCTGGTGACCCTGATGCGCCGCTCGAGACCCGCACGACGCTGAACGTTGCCGGCCTGTCCACCGATGCACTGGCCGAAATCATGGCCGCTCGAGATGCAGCTAAGCCACGATGAACTGCTCGAGGTAGAGCGGGAGCTGTGCAAGCGCTCCCTTGCCCAGTTCGCGCGCCGGGCTTGGCATGTGCTCGAGCCCGCGGCCGAACTCAAATGGGGCTGGGCGCTTGACGCGATTTGCCTGCACCTGGAGGCCGTGACGGATGGGCGTATCACGCGCCTACTGATGAACGTTCCTCCCGGCTCCATGAAGTCGCTGCTGACCGGCGTCATCTGGCCAGCGTGGGAGTGGGGGCCTCGAGGGATGCCCGAGATGCGGTTCGTCGGGACTGCCCACGAAGAGCAGCTGGCGATCCGGGACAGTCGCAAGTGCCGCGACCTGATCAAGTCGGAGTGGTTCCAGGGGCTATGGCCGACTGAACTGATGCGCGACCTGGACGGGAAGAAGGAGTTCGGCAACTCGAAGAAGGGTGTGCGCCAGGCTCGAGCATTCAGCAGCATGACCGGCGTTCGCGGGGATCGCGTCATCTTGGACGACCCGATCAGCGCCGACAACGCCAACTCTGAAGCCGAGCTTGAGGCCGCGCGCATCGCCTTTACGGAAACCCTCCCGACGCGCGTGAACAACGAGAAGAGCGCCATCGTGGTGGTGATGCAGCGCCTGAGCGAGAAGGACACGAGCGGCGTCATCCTGAAGATGGGGTTGCCATACGTGCATCTGTGCATCCCAATGCGCTTCGAGCCGGAGCGGCGCTGCACCACATCCATCGGATGGACGGACCCGCGCACGGAAGAGGGCGAACTGATGTTTCCCGAGCGGTTCGGCGAGCAGCAGGTGACAGAGCTGGAGACCACGCTCGGCAGCTACGGCACGGCTGGCCAGCTACAGCAGCGGCCGGCGCCTCGAGGTGGCGGCATCCTCAAAGAGCAGTGGTACAGGTACTGGACAACGCTGCCGGCGCTTGAGTTTCGGACGATCCACATCGACACGGCACAGAAGACCGGCCAGGAGAACGATTACTCCGTTCTGCAGTGCTGGGGGCGTTCAATCGTGGGCCAGGCCGTCCTCATCGACCAGCTGCGCGGCAAGTGGGAGGCGCCGGAGCTTCTGACCCAAACCCGGGCCTTCTGGTTCAAGCACAGGGAGGCACACAGGTCGCAGCTGCGTGCTCTGATGATCGAGGACAAGGTTTCAGGCACGGGGTTGATTCAGACGCTGCGCCGCGAAAGCCTGCCGGTGATCCCCGTTCAGCGCAACAAGGACAAGATCTCTCGAGCACACGACATCGCGCCATTCGTGGAGGCTGGCAATGTGCTGCTACCGCAGGATGCGCCGTGGCTGTCCGAGTTCCTCGCCGAGTCATCGTCCTTCCCGGGCGGAGCGCACGACGACCAGCTCGATCCGATGTTCGATGCGCTGGTGACGGTGCAAAAAGCGCCGGCAACGCAGCAGGCTTCCGTCTCCGTCATCCCCACCCGCAACCCCATGGCAGGCCGTCCAGGCAGGCGTTGATTGGAGAAATCGCCACGGACTCATAGAATCTATCTATCACGCGCGCGTGCGCGATAGGGATTACATATGAGCCAGCGCCAGACCGCACAACTCCGGCAGATCCACGCAGAGGCGATGCTGGAGTTCGACCAGATCCAGGCTGCGGTGTGGCCGGGGCGCATGGAGGCGCTGGACGACCGGCGTTTCTACTCGATCAGCGGCGCTCAGTGGGAAGGCCAGTGGGGCGAGCAGTTCGAGAACAAGCCTCAGTTGGAGATGAACAAGGTTCACCTGGCCGTCATCCGCATCTTCAACGAGTACCGGGCCAACCGCATCACGGTGGACTTCCTGCCCAAGGACGGCGAGACCGGCGAGGACGTGGCCGAGGTCTGCAATGGGCTGTACCGGGCCGACGAACAGGACAGCACGGCGGATGAAGCCTACGACAACGCCTTCGAGGAATCTGTCGGTGGTGGCATGGGTGCCTGGCGCCTGCGGGCCTGCTACGAGAACGAGGAAGACGAGGAAGACACACGCCAGCGGGTGAAGATCGAGCCGATCTTCGACGCTGACAGCACGGTGTTCTTCGACCTGGATGCGAAGCGCCAGGACAAGGCCGATGCGAAGCGCTGCTACGTGCTCACGTCCATGACGCCAGAGGCCTACAAAGACGAATACGGCGAGCTTGACGCCGACTGGCCCAAGGACATCCAGCGCCCCGAATTCAACTGGTTCAGCGCGGATGTGGTCTACGTCTGCGAGCACTACCGCATTGAGGAAAAGGCCGAGGTCATCAACTTCTTCCGTGGCCTGGTGGACGACGAGCCCGACATGCGCGTCCCGCAGTCCGAGTTGGACGAAGACCCCGAGAAGATGCCAGAGCTGCAGGCCCGCGGCTTCCGCCTGGTGCGGACCAAGCGCATCAAGGTCAAGCGGGTGCACAAGTACATCCTGTCCGGCTCCAAGGTGCTCAGAGACGAGGGGATCATCGCCGGCAAGTGCATCCCGATCATCGTCACATACGGCAAGCGCTGGGTGATCGACAACATCGAACGCTTCATGGGACATGTGCGGCTGGCCAAGGATGCTCAGCGGCTGATCAACATGCAGGTGTCCACGCTGGCCGAGATGGCAGCGCTGTCGCCGCGAGAGAAGCCCATCTTCACGCCCGAGCAGATGAAGGACCACGAAAACCAGTGGGCCGACGATGCCGTTAAGAACTTCCCGTATCTGCTGGTCAACGCCATGCGCGACCAGGACGGCAACCCGATGCCAGCTGCTGCGCTGGGCTACACCAAGCCACCCATGGTCTCGCCAGCTGCTGCCGCGCTGTTCCAGGTGGCAGAGCAGGGCCTAGGCGACCTGCTGGGCAACCAGCAGGCCGGCGAAGAGATCGAGGGCAACCGCTCGGGCAAGGCGGTGGAGCTGATCCAGCAGCGCCTGGACATGCAGGTCTTCATCTACATGAGCAACCTTGCCAAGGCCATGAAGCGGTCGGGTGAAGTCTGGCTGTCCATGCAGAAGGACATCCTGATCGAGGAAAACCGCAAGATGAAGACGCTCGATCCGCAGGGCGGCGTCGGGTCGGTCGTCGTGAACCAGCCCGCCTACGACAAGGAAAAGGCGCTGGAGTACGTCAAGAACGACGTGAGCGATGCCGCACTGGATGTGGCTGTCGATGTTGGCCCATCGTCCACTTCTCGGCGCTCCGCGACGGTCAAGGCCCTGACCGGGATCATGGCCATCACGCAAGACCCCGAGACGCTCGGAGTCCTGAACAGCCTCACCCTCATGAACATCGAAGGCGAAGGGTTGAGTGATGTTCGCGACTGGGCGCGTGGCCGACTCGTCAAGGGTGGCGTCATCAAGCCCACCGAGGAAGAAGCGCAGGAAATGGCGCAAGCCGCCGCAAATGCGCAGCCGGATCCTCAAGCGCAGTACCTGCAAGCTGCTGCAGCGCAGGCCGAAGCGGACGCGGCCAAGAAGCGCGCAGACACCGTGCAATCCATCGCCAGCGCGAACCTCAAGGACGCCCAACGCCAAGAGACCCTGGCCAGCATCGGCATGCAAGAGCAAAACACCCGCATCGCCACCGTGCAGGCTCTGCAATCGGTCATGCAACCGCCCACGCCGGCTAAAAATTCTCAATAGACTATTCAAATCACCGTTGCGTAGTCGATAGAGAATAACTATCATTGGCCCACGGCGCCCACCAGCCGTTCCTTGGTGAGTCCAACAGGGTCGTGAATGTCCAACCAGGCAGAAGAAATCGAGGAAGTCGAGGACCAAGCGGAAGAGCAGGTCGAGGAATCAGAAGTCGAGCAGGAGGAGGTCGAACAGACCGAGACCGAGGAGACGGAAGAGCCCGAAGCCAGCGAGTCCGATGAGGTCGTCGTCTCCATCGGGGATGAGTCGCCGTCATCCGAGGACGAAGAAAGTGCACCGGCTCCCGAGTGGGTGAAGAACCTGCGCAAGGAACGTCGGGAATTGCTCAAGCGCGTGCGCGAGTACGAGGCGAAGGAACAGCAGCAGACCAAGGCGGTGCAAGCCGTGCAGGTCGGCCCGAAACCCACCCTCGAAGGCGCGGATTACGACGCGGAGAAGTTCGAAGCGCAGCTCACTGCATGGCATGACCGCAAGCGTGCGGCTGACGAGCAGGAGCGCAAGCAGCGTGATGCAGCAGAGGCCGATCAAAAGGCCTGGAATGCCAAGTTGGAGAACTACAGCCGGCAGAAGGCCGCGCTCAAGGTCTCCGACTACGAGGACACCGAGGCGCAAGCCCTGGAATTCCTCACTGGCAATCAGCCGCAGATCCTCGTTGCTGGTGCCGACAACGCCGCGAGCCTGATCTACGCGCTCGGCAAGAACCCGGCAATTGCCAAACAACTGTCTTCTATCACTGACCCGGTGAAGTTTGCTTTCGAGGCCGGAAAACTGGAGTCCAAAGTGTCCATTACTACCAAGCCCCGCAAAGCAGCCCCCATGCCGGAATCCAAGGTCAGCGGCTCAGGCCGTCTGCCCTTGTCCGGTGACAAGAAACTGGCCGAGCTGGAAGCCCGGGCCGACAAGACAGGCGACCGCACCGAGCTGGTCAACTACCGTCGTGCCCAAAAGCTGAAACGCGTGGCCTGATCACCAAGGAATCAGGAAATGGCAAACACTTTTTCGCGCGAAGAGCGCGTCATGTTCGATGAAGTGCTGGAGGGCTTCGAAGACGGCCTCGTCATCTCGAAGGCAGCAACCAAGTACGAACCCCTGTCGCCCCTGGAGATGAACCGGGTTGGCGACAAGTTCTGGATCCCCGCTCCTGACATCGCCGTGAGCTACGACGGCTTCGACCAGACCGCCAACTTTGGCGACATGACCGAGATGTCTGTCCCGGTGTCCATCGGCTTCCACAAGTCCACGCCCGTCAAGATGACGGCCAAGGACCTGCGCAGCGCGACGACCCTCAAGCGCAAGGGCGACGCCGCCAAGCAGAAGCTGGCCAGCGACATCAACCTCGCGCTGTTCAACACCGTGGCTCTGCAGGGCTCGCAGGTCATCAAGCGCACCGTCGCCCCCACGGGCTTCGATGACGTGGCCCTCGCCGACGCGCAGCTGACCGAGCAAGGCATCGGCCTGGCCAACCGCGTGATGTTCCTGGCCCCGCGCGTCTACAACTCGATGGCCGGCAACCTGGCCAAGCCGCAGACCTCTGGCCTGCGCGAGACCATGACCGCCTACCAGCGTGCCCGCGTGAGCGACGACATCGCCGGCTTCGAGGTGTTCAAGAACGACCAATCGCTGCGCCTGGCTGCTGCCGGTGGCGGTGCAACCACGGTCAACGGCGCGAACCAGTACTGGGTGCCGAAGTCCACGAGCACGGCCGCTACGGGCGAGACCGAGAACGTGGACAACCGCTACTCGATCCTGAACGTGACCGCCACGACCTACGCCGCGATCAAGGCCGGTGACGCCTTCACGATCCCTGGCGTGAACTCGGTGCACATGATCACCAAGCAGGACACCGGCCAGCTGCAGACATTCCGCGTCATCGGCAAGCCGTCTGCCGGCGCGATCCTGGTCGCCCCAGCGATCATCTCCGGCCAAGGCGGCACCCGCCCCGAGCTGGAATTCAAGAACGTGACGGCCACGCCCGCCAACGGCGCCACGCTGACCTGGCTGAACACCGCCACGGCCGAACTGAACCCCTTCTTCAAGCGGGAAACGCTCCTGCTGCTGCCGGGCTCGTTCCAGGTGGACCCGGAAGACGGCTGGCAGGTCATGCGCGGCACCACGGAGAACGGTCTGAAGATCACCTACACCCGCCAGGGTGAGATCAACGACCTGACCGTCAAGGCTCGTTGGGACATCGACTTCGGCACCTCTCTGCTGAACCCGCAGATGGCCGGCGTCGAGCTGTTCAACCAGACCTAAGCGTCTGGTCCTTCACGCACACGCTTGCGTCCAGCGTGACGCGCCCCGGCATGGTGCTGGGGCGCTTCTCTCAACCTAGCTGGAGTGAACCATGAGCAAGAAGCCCGAAGCCCAAGCCCCCGAACTGTCGGACGCCGAAAAGCGCGAGGCGGAGAAGGAAGGCCTGAAGCAAGCCTACGCCGAAAGCGCAGCTACCAACTTCCGCACACAGTCGGAGACGGTGGGCGAGCCGCAAGCCGACCGCTGGCCCGACCGCCACGAAATCATGCAGTGGAGCCACCTGGTGGACCTCGGCCTGGATGCGTTCAAGGACGCCATCAAGCCCGACGCCGAACCGCTGGTGCCCGAGGGCAAGGTTGCCGGCCTGATGGAGCTGGAGCGCAGCGGCAAGAACCGCACGGAGTACGTCAAGGCACTGTGCGACCGCCTGGGCGTGTCCTCGCCGCTGGAAGTGACCAGCGCAGGGCCCGGCCATACCAACGATGTGACTGCGGTCAACCCGATCAAGCGGGGCTGACCCGAAAAGCAACGAGACGCGGCGGCCCACAAGCCGCCGCTCTCACAAAGGGGGAACGATGGACAACGCAACGATGCTCTACCGGCCTGGCAGCATGGACATGCTGCACGGTTTCATGGTGGACTGGCAGATCGTGGATGGGCACGAGGTGGAAGCCGCGCTGGCTGATGGCTGGTTCCTCACGCCCACCGAGGCGGCCGAGTCGCTGAAGGTCGTTCCTCCTGTGACCGAGGTGCCCGCCGATGACGCGCCCGTCACGCGAGTAGAGCTGGAGACGAAGGCCAAAGAGCTGGGCATGAAGTTCGACGGCCGCACGACCGACAAGAAGCTCGGCGAGCTGATCGCGGCAAAGCTGGCAGGCTGACATGCTCAAGATGCGCGTGTACCCGGAGGCATGGAGGGGCAAGAAACACCTCTATGTCGATGTGCGCGTGTTCCGCGACCGAAAGGCCATGCACCGTGACATCAAGTCCGGCCACTTTGGCCCGGCCAACAACTGCCACGGCCAATGCTCGGGCATTGCTCACTACGACAAGCGCGGCAAGTTGACTGGCAAGTTCGCCATCATGTGGCTGAACGCTGAGGATCTGCGCGCCAAGCCTGCGGAAATCGTCGCGCATGAGTCCATCCATGCAGCCATGCGGCACATGAAGAACAAGAGCGTGGATCTATCCGACATGGCTGGCGAAGAAGCTTTGTGCTACTGCGCCGGCAGCATGACGCAGCAGATCAACGACCGGCTCTATCGGGCGAAGGTGTTCGCATGAGCTGGACCAAGCGCGCGCTCGTCTCCGAGGCTTTCTCAGAGCTTGGGCTTGCGGGCTACGAGTTCGACCTGTCGCCTGAAGAGCAGATCGGCGCACTTCGTCGCTTGGACTCCATGGTCGCGGCATGGGAGGAGGACGGCATTCGCCTGGGCTACCTGCTGCCCACTTCGCCCGAGGACTCCGACCCCGACGACGACAGCGGCATCCCCGACACCGCGGCCGAGACCGTCTACCTGCAGCTTGCGATCCGCATCGGCCCGAGCTTTGGCAAAGCGCTGAACGCGACCACGCGCAAGGTTGCAACGGATGGCTATGCCCGCCTGCTGCGCCGCGCATCCGTCGTCCCGCAAATGTCCCGCCCGCGTGTTCTCGCAGGCGCCGGAAACAGGGGCCGCGCCCATGGCCGCGTCTTCCTGCCACAAGAAATCAAGCGACCGCCTGGCTTTGATCAGGACGGCAACCACAACTTCCCGGAGTGAGCATGGACACGATCTATCGACTCAATCAAGGTGTGCCCAGCGCATCGGCGCAAATCCCGTACTACGACCCGCAGAACGGGCAGGGCAGGCGCGCGCCCATCAGCGCCATTGCCGAGACCGTGGGGCAGATGCTCACGACGCCAGGCGCTGTGCCCGGGGCAAGCCTGGTGATCACGTCCGATGGCCTGCCGGACAACGCAACAGGGGCCGATGGCTGGATGGCGGTGGACCCAATGACGGGTGCCATCTACGCTCGCGCCAACGGCGTCTGGGCACTCAAGTACAGCGGCACCACCTCGCCCCCGCTGGAGGTGTCCGGCACTCCCGTGCTCAACGCCGAGGTGGGCGTCCCGTACCCTGGATTCGTCATCCAGGCCAGCGGCGGCAAGGCTCCGTACACCTACTCTGACCCAGCCGGCTCCCTCCCTGGCGGCCTGACGATCCATCCCACCGTGGGGCTGGTCTACGGCACGCCGACTGTGGGCGGTGAGACGGGCCTGATCGTGCTGATCGCCACGGACGCCACCGGAAAATCCGTGCTGTTCGCCCCCTTCCGCATGGAGATCGAGCCACAGGGCGCGCCTCTGGAAATCTCCGGCACACCCTTGACCAGCGCAACGGTTGGCGTTCCCTACGCCTTCGATGTGACCGTGATCGGCGGCGACCAGCCCTACACGCGCAGCATCACCGGTCAGCCCTCCGGGATGGTCTTCACGGTCTCGGGTGTTTCCTGGCCGAACCCCATCGAAGGCGCGTATTCCGGCATCACGGTGAGCGTCATCGATGCACTGGGCGCAGTCGTGAGCCTGCCCCCCTTCACTCTCACGGTTTCTGCTGCTGCCGGCGTGCTGATGCTCGACGGCGGGACGCTGGAGCTGGACGGTTCCCCCTTGTATCTGGAGGCCTGACATGGCACTGACTCGAAACGGCGTTCCTCTCACCTCGGCCGAGCAGGCCACGCTGCGCGCCGGCATTGGCGGCAGCGTTTCGCAAATCCCCTACAGCACCGTGATTCCCCTGGACGGGGACAAGGTGATGCCACGGCAGACCATCGCCGGGGCGGTATCTCTGACCATTGGGACGCGGATGGCGGGCGGCCGATGCCGCCTGTACTTCCTGAGCAACGGCAGCAACATCCCAAGCATCGCCGGGGCGACCGAGTGGGCCGATTCCTTTGGCTACAACAACGGCGGCTCGAATCTGCTGAACTGCCTGGACGCGTGGTGCGACGACGGCACGAACGTCTACTACGCCTGGAGCGAGCCGCTGGTAAACAACCCAGTCGTGACGCCGGTGGCCCCGTCGTGGAGCAGCGCTCCTGCCGTCACTTCCGCAACGGTTGGGTCGCCGGTTACGTTCACGAGCGGTGCGGTCAGTGGCACGCCGACGCCCACCAAGACGTTCCGCACCACGCTGGACGGATCGCCGATTGGCACCGCTAACACGGCTTACACGCCTGTGTCTGGCGACGTGGGCAAAGCGCTTCGCATCATCGAAACCGCCACCAACACCGCCGGAACGGTAGACAGCTCGCCCAGCTCCCCATTCACGGTCGTGGCATCGGGTGGGCTGCAGGCCCAGACCACGGACTACATGAACCGCGTGGCGGCGAATGGCGGCACGGTGTCCAATGCAGAGCGCGATGCAGTTGACGCGTTCTTCGTGTCGGCCAACGCTGCGGGCTACCTGTCGGCGTGGGCGCCACGGTTGGCTGTGCCTATGGGTGATGCGCTGGCCCGCGTGGTGCCTCTGCTGGTAGGTGGCGGCGCGACGTTGGACATCATCGCTGGCGGCGTGACATATGGCGCTGCAACTGGATGGGTCACGGACGGGACCGGGTACATTCGCACCGGGTACACCCCTTCTGGGCAGACGCCCAGCTTGGGCGCGTACCTGCGCACCGCACAAACCGCAAATACAACGCTGCGCACCATTATTGGATGCCGCAGTTCTGACAACGCTCAGTCGTACCGCATCAACGGGAACCTCGACGCCAGTGGGACGCCAACGGCAGGATCAATCCAGGGTGTGATGGGTGCAGCCGTGAACACGCCTCATGTGTCGGCTACCGGTGGCCTCGTCGCAGGGCTGTGGCATGTCGCGCGCCTGAGTGCGAACTCGCTGGTGCTGGCGAAGAACGGCGTTCAGCTGGCAAACGGCACCACCACGGCCGTCACGGTTGCATCTCCTGCGCAAGAACTCTACGTGCTCGGTGGCAATGCGGCAGGCACCCTAGGCGGGGCGCTGGAGGCTGGATCCTCTGTCGGCGGCTACTTCGCAGGCGCCACTTTGTCCACGGCAACCAGCCTCACCTTCTACAACCATTTCCAAGCGCTCATGACGGCCCTGGGCCGGAACGTATGAGACGCATCGACTATCCACGGGCGCCCGTCACGTCTGCGGCCATGGTCATCCACGGCCATGGCAACAGCATCATGGCCGGCGCCAGCGCGTCCGACACAAGCATGTGGTGGATGGCTCAAATGGCAACGATGGATCCGCTTGCCGGCAAGGGAATCACGATCAATAACCGCGGCGTGGGCGGCCAGTCCATCGCAACCGAGCGGGCTGGCTATGAGGGCCTGATGATGTCGGTGACGGCCCCATCAGCTATTGATGCGAACCTCGTCGCTGGCAAGATCAACGTGCTGATCTGCTCTGAGTTTGTCAACGAGCTTGCAGCCAATGGGTACAACGGAGCGGCGGCCCATGCGAGTTGGAAAACCTACTGCTTAGCTCGCAAGGCCGCAGCGGCGTCTGCAGGGCGTACGTTGCGCATCATCACCTGCACCACGCAGCCTTTCGGCTCGGTCTCGGCGCCGCAGGCCACTGTCGACTCGCGCATGGCGCAATTGATCATCGCCAACAACCTGATGCGCCAAAGCTACCGCGAGTATGCCGATGTGCTTTGTGACATCGCGGCGCATGGCGCATTCGGCGCGATGTACGGCGCCAACGTCTGGACGCAGGCCGCTTTTGTCGCGGCCGGCGTTTACGCTCCTAGCAACGGCTCCAGCATCGACTATCTACACCCTGGCAATTCCGGGCACACGATCATTGCGCGCTGCGCCGCTCGGGCTATCACTCGCGTGCGGCGCTGAGGGAGACAGATGCAGCCCTTCCAACCCCTCTACGGCAGCAACCAGGTGGTGACCTCGGCCGCGGTGTCGGCAGTGGTCGGCATTCCTTCGGGCCGCGGCGCCGACTGCCTGCGTGTCGTCAACACCGGCACTGGCTTGGTCCACGTCCGCACGTTCAGCAGCAAAGACTCTGGCGCGAACGGCGTGGCGTCGGCTGCTGACTTCCCCATCCCTCCAGGCGTGGCAAGCACCATCTACGCCGGCCAGCACGACCGGCTTGCGCACATCTCTGCGGCGGGGACCACGCTGCAGATCATCGCAGGGCAGGGGTTCTAGATGGACATCGGGTTTTTGCCGCCATACACCGGCCCGGTGATCTTGCCCGGGACCTACACGGTTGACACGCTGCCCACCGCGAGCACTGACAACTTGGGCTCATACGCCCGCGTGTCCGACCTGTTTGGCTCGAAAACCGACCTACTGCTGTGCTCGATGGCAGGCGGCTCCTACTTTTGGCAACCCGTGCGCCCATTCTGGCCAGGCTCCATGTCGGCGAACCAGAATGCCACGCTCCTGCCTCTGAAGACGCCAAGCATCATCCGATTGGACAACACGCTGACGGCGAACCGCACGCTGACCCTGAGCCCTGCGCTCGCCTGGCCAGGCTGCCAGTTCGAGATCCAGATGACCGGCACGCTGAATTTGTTCTCGCTCACCATCGCAGGCCTTGCGCTTGGCGCAACTCTGTCCATCTTGCTCGGCGGCACACGCCGGGTGTACTTCGACGGGAGCGCCTACCAGGCGTTTGGCTGATGCAGATCCCGATCATCAACGGCATCTACACCGACGAGTCGCCAGACTTCCGGTCCAGCTACCCGCGCAACATGGTCCCGGTGCCGAAGCCCCAGGGGATCAGTAAGGGTTACCTGCGCCCTGGTGATGGGATCAAGCTGTTCGGAACCGGCCCGGGCCCAACGCGCGGCGTCATGGTCTGGGATGGCGTGCAGTACCGGGTGATGGGCACGAAGCTGTGCCGTGTCGAGCGTGACGGCGCAGTCACGGTGCTGGGTGACGTTGGCGGGACTGGCCCCGTCACGATGGATTATTCCTTCGACGTGCTCGGCATCGCCTCAGACGGTAAGCTGCACTACTGGGACGGTTCGGAACTGACGCGAGTCACGGACCCCGACATCGGGACCGTGAACGATGTGGTCTGGGTCGATGGCTATTGGATGGCGACCGATGGTGTCACGCTGGCGGTCACCGAGTTGAACGACAGGTATGCAGTCAACCCGCTGAAATACGGCAGTTCCGAAGCAGACCCCGACCCGGTGCTGCCGCTGCTCAAGCTGCGCGGTGAGATCTACGCACTCAACCGCTACACCACCGAAGTGTTCAGCAACGTGGGCGGGGACAACTTCCCATTCCAGCGCATCGACGGCGCCCAGGTGCCCCGCGGTGCCATTGGTACGCATGCCGCGTGTCTGTTCGCCGAGACCATCGCGTTCCTGGGTTCTGGGAAGGGTGAGGCTCCTTCCCTTTACCTGATCAACAGCGGTTCGACCGTCCAGATCGCCACCGCCGAGACGGACCGAATCCTGCAGGGCTACACCGAAGAGCAGCTGTCCCAAGTCGTTCTGGAGGCGCGCGTCGATCGGTCGCACAAACTGCTGCTGATCCATCTCCCGGATCAGACGCTGGTCTACGACGCCGCCGCATCCGTGGTGGTCGGCGAGCCGGTCTGGTTCACTCTGACGACAAGTGTGGTTGGCCTTGGCGTCTACCAAGCGCGCGACATCTGCTGGTCCTACGACCAATGGATGGTGGGCGACCCCACAAGCGGACGGATCGGTGTTCTGACGCAAGATGTGTCCACGCACTACGGCGCCGTGATCGGGTGGGAGTTCGGCACGCAGATGCTCTACAACGAGGGGCGCGGCGGGATCATCAACGAATTGGAACTCGTGGTGCTTCCTGGGCGCGTTCCTCTTGGCGCCGATCCGGTCATCTGGACCAGCTATTCCCTTGACGGTCAGACTTGGAGCGAGGAGCGGCCGACTGCTGCAGGAAAGCAGGGCGAGCGGAACAAGCGCATCGCGTGGCGCCGACAGGGCAAGTTCCGCAACTACCGCATGCAGAAGTTCCGCGGCACCAGCGACGCGCACTTGTCCGTTGCTCGGCTTGAGGCGCAAATCGAGGCGCTGGCCTGATGGCAACAATGCGCAGCACGGGGGCAATCCCTGCCGACCTGATCGCCACACTGACGAAGCTGCCCAGGCTTCAGACCCAACTGCGCGACCTGTCGCAGGATGTCGCCATCGGCATCCCCGAGGCGGTCGCTGAAGCGTTGGACAAGGCGACCGACGCGCTGGAGATCGCAGAGGAAACCAAGACCCAACAGTTCCTCCTGTTGAGCGTCACACCCTCGCTGCCGAACGCGCGCGGGCTGACGGTTGGCACTGGGCTGGCAACGACCGATAGCGGGCCAGGCAACGCATTCCAACTGCGGCTGCAGGCCTTCCTGGCGGCTCTGTCTCAACTGACCGGCAATGGCATCGTCGCCAAGACCGCATCAGGCGCCGAGCTGAGGGCCATTCAAGCGGGATCGTCGCGCATCGAGGTCATGTATGGCGACGGTGCGGACGGCAACCCGTCTATCGACATTGACGAGCCAAGCCTTGATCTGGGGAGCATGGGGGGCTTGCTCGGTGTGAGCCAAGGCGGAACCGGTGTCACTGTTCTTTCCGCCTTCAGCGCGCACAACAACGCTGTGCTCCAGACCATTCCTGCCGGCGCGTTCACCAAGGTCAACTTGAGCACCGAGCTGTTCGACCTGAACGGCGACTTCGCGTCTTCCGCCTGGACGCCGCCAGCCGGCCGGCCCGTGCTGATTCAGGGCTCGGTCCTTCTGGCAATGACCGAGGCTGCTCCTGTGGATGTGGCGATCTATAAGAACGGTGTGATCTTCAAGGCAGGTGGCAATGCGGAGCGGGCCTCTGCCAGCAGCGTGCGTGTCGCCGTGAGCTGCATGGATGTCCCGGACGGGGATGATGTCTACGACCTGCGCGTCTATCACGGTGCGTCCGGGGCACAGGGCACTTCGGGTGCGCCGGCAAACACATGGATGTCGGGGTCGATGCTATAGCCCGTGCGTATGGCGTTGCGCCGCTCGATACCTGCGCCATATAATCCGCCCCAGTCGCGCATGCGCGATTAGCTGAGATCTTCAACGAGCCGCCAGCAGCTCACAGAACCCCGACAGGGAGATGTGACTGACATGCGGAACTTCATGCGGATCGCCACAGGTGTCAACGTGACACCGCTCATGCTGGCGATTGCCCGACGCCCCGAGCTTTGGACTGAAGACACGTTCCTGCGGCACTACCCGCAAGGTCCGTTCGGCATGGTTGATTCGATCATGCTCCGCTTCCCCGAGAAGGTCGTGTTCGAGGGTGACGACCAGGCCGAGCAGGAGCGCAAGGTTGCCCTGTACAAGGCCAATCAACTTCCGGGCCACGACCAGCACGAGTCCACCGACTATCCGGCCTACGCGAAGCTTCCCGAGGCCCGCGAAATCGTCATGAACGTGTTTGCCGCGGTGCGCGGTGAGCGCCTGGGCCGCGTGATGATCAACCGTATTGCCCCTGGCGGCGTGATCTATCCGCACGAGGACACGCCTGAGCACTGCCGGTACTACTCGCGTTTTCACGTCGTGCTGCAGAGCGCGCCCGGCGTGAAGTTCCGCAGCGAAAAGGAAGAAGCGTATTGGGAGACCGGCGCCGTCTTCTGGTTCAACAACGCGCTCGAACACGAGATCGTCAACAACTCCGATGTGGACCGCATCCACCTGGTGATGGACGCGAGGTGCAGTCAATGACTGCCGTCTACGCCGTCGAACGCTGGAAGGACATCCGCCCGGAAATGTTGCCGTTGCTGGTGCGGCACTGGCGCGAGATCGCGCTGAACCACGCCGATGTTCCCTTGGACATCGATGAGGCGAAGTACGCCCAACTGGACGATGCCGGCGCGCTGCACATCGTGACCGCGCGCAACGACGGCGCCTTGATTGGCTACCACGTCGCCATCGTCTCCGGCCATCTGCACTACGCATCGACCCTGCACGGCATCACGGACGTTTACTGGATCGCCCCCGAGTACCGGCAAGGCTTCACCGGCATTCGCCTGTTCCAGCGGGTCGAGAAAGAGATGCGCGCGCTCGGCGTGAAGAAGCTGTTCACGGGCACCAAGGTGCATCTGGACATGAGCAAGCTTTTCGAGCGCTTGGGCTACCGCCGTGTGGAGTACCTGTACGCCAAGATCTTGAAGGAGGACGCCCATGCGCAAGAGTGACACTCGGCGATGGTCGGAAGACGGGCTGCAAGCACGAGCCTTGACTGTCGCTGCCGCCGTGGTGGGGGCTGGTGTGATCGGTGGTGTCGCCTCCTCCAGCGCCGCCAGCAAAGCAGCCAAGTCGCAGAACAAGGCGGCCGACGCCAGCATCGCGATGCAGGAGCGGCAGCTTGAGGCGACGCGCGAGCTTCTGTCCCCGTTTGTGCAGGCCGGCGCCGGCACTGCCGCAAGCCCAGGTGGCCAGTTCGACGCGCAGGCATATCTGGCGCAGAACCCCGACGTTGCGGCCGATCCGTACTACAGCCAAAACCCGCAGGAGCACTACAACCGGTTCGGCAAGGCGGAGGGCCGGCAGATGCCGCTGACGGCTGCAACGGCAGGGCAAGGCGGCTCTCTGCAGGCGCAGCAGGATCTGCTTGGACTGAATGGCAATGGCGCGCAGCAGACGTCCATCGACGCGCTGAAGACCTCTCCACTGTTCACGTCCCTCCTGCAGCAAGGCGAGAACAGCATCCTGCAGAACGCATCAGCCACGGGCGGGCTACGCGGCGGGAACACGCAGGCCGCGCTGGCGCAGTTCAGCCCTGCGCTGCTGGCTCAGGTCATCAACGACCAGTATTCCAAGCTGTCGGGCATCACAAGCCTGAGCCAAAACGCGGCGGCAGGGGTGGGGAATGCCAACCTGTCCACGGGCAACAACATCTCCAACTTGCTGGGGCAGATGGGATCGGCGAATGCCGGTGCTGCGCTCGGGCAGGGGGCGGGCATCGCCAATGCTGCGAACTCCGCTGCGGGCGGGTATGCGCTGCAATCTGCTCTGGCGAGGAGTGCAGCCCCTTCTGGCTGGAGCCTGCCGAGCAATCTCTACGGCGGCAGTGGCATCGACTTCTCGGGCACCGGCCTGCCGGCGTTCTGACATGGCTGGCCCCTTCGACTATTCCATCCAGTCCGGCAACCCGTTCCAGGCCGCCCTGCAGGGGTTCCAGATCGGCAACACGATCCAGTCCAACCAACTGGACCAGCAGGCGCAGCAGGTCAAGATCCAGCAGCAGCAGGCGGCATTGCAGGCCCAACAGCAGCAGCAAGCCCGGGTTCAGGCTCTGACGCAGAAGGGCTCGGCGGCTACTGCTGACGACTGGATGGGCGTGCTCCTGGGTGACCCCAAGAACGCCGACAGCATGGCCAAGGTCTGGTCGATGCGCAACGACGAACAGCAGCAGTCGCACGCATCGAACCTCCTGCAGTGGGGCGCCGCAATCAAGAGCGGCCGACCAGATTTGGCGGCCCAGCAGATGAAGGACCGCGCGGACCTCGTGGAGAAGTCTGGAGATGCGCGCGAAGCCCAGGCCTTGCGTGCCAATGCTGCTGCGCTTGAGCAAAACCCCCAGCTTGGCCTTGCCGTCATCCAGGCCCAGCTGTCGGCAAACCCGCGCGGCAAGGATGCTGCCGAGACGCTGGCCAAGTTCGGCAGCGAGCAGCGCTCGGCAGAGTTGCACCCAGCCGCCATGGAGAAGGCGACGGCGGACGCCAAGACCGCCACCACGGGCGCCAAGTTCGCCGAGTCCAAGGCTGTGCTGGACCTGAAGATGGGCGAGGAGCAGATCAAGAAGTGGGCCGCCGACACCGAGATCGCCAAGATGAATTCGCGCATCGCCGCGATGAACGCTGCGACCAGCCGCGCCAACAGCGACATCCAGCGGCAGGAGCTGAGCCTGAAGCTGCAGGACGCCATCAGCAAGCGCGACGACAAGCTGCGCGAGAAGGTCTCCACTGCCGAGGCCGGCGCGACCAACATCGACAACATGCTGAACACGATCCAACGTATTCAGCAGAACCCGCGCTTGAACTCGGTCATCGGCTCCATTGAGGGCCGCCTCCCCGACATGGGCAGCGACCAGAGCGCCGACGCAATCGCCCTGATCGAGACGCTTGGATCGCAGGCTTTTCTCGCTCAGATCCCCAACATCAAGGGCATGGGCGCACTGTCCAACGCCGAGGGCGAAAAGCTTCAGTCTGCGCTGCAGAACCTGTCCCGCAAGCAGTCCGAAACGCAGTTCCGCGCGAACCTCAACGAGGCAAGCCGACTGCTAATGAAGGGCCGCGAGAACATCGCGAAAAGCACAGGCGTTGACATCGGCAAGCCCGACACGCCCGCAGCACCTGGCGCCCGGCCGCCACTGTCCTCTTTCCAGCGCTGAACATGGCATTCGACATCGAAGGCGCGCGCAAGGCTGGGTACACCGATGCGGAAATCGCTTCGCATCTAGCGCAGCGTGACGGCTTCGACCTGTCCGCAGCCAAGAAAGCCGGCTACTCCGATGGCGAGGTCATCTCGCACCTTGCAGGGTCGGCTACTTCGCCGGGTTCGGCAGTAGGCCAGATCCCGACCGCTGGCGCCCCTGTCGCCCCGCCGTCTGATGGCAACTCCCGCCCGGCGCCCGATGTCGGCCTGGTGGATCGCGCCATCGGCACGGGTGAGGCCGCACTGGCCACTGCGACCGGCGCAACCGGTGGTGCCCTGGGCATGATCGGCGGCACGCTCAAGGGGCTGGCAGAGCAGATCCTGTCGGGCAACTTCGGCACCGCCGAGGCCGCAAAGCTGGTGGAGCAGTCGGCACAGTCCGGCGCCCAAGCCCTGACCTACGCGCCTCGCACGCCGTCCGGTCAATCGCAGACCCAAGCTGTTGGCGAGGTGATGCAGAACCTGATCCCGGTTGCGCCCATCTTGCCGGGCGTGGCTCCGGCCGCCGCTGGTGCGCGCAATGCTGCTCCTGCTGGGGTGGTGGCCCGTGCCGGCGCAGAGGGCCTTGGGCGGGCTGTGGCGGGCGAGGCCGGGGCTTCCGCAGTGGCATCGGGCATTGATGCAGGCTCACGCGTGGCCCAGTTGGCGGCCAGCAAAGCGACGACTCTGCCGCGCCGTGCCCTGGAGGCCATCACGCGCGACGATTCCCGGCCCACGCCTGGCACCCGTGGCAGCGTCAACGCCGCAGCAACCGACATGGCCACTCAGCGCCGTGCGACTGCCGAGACGCTGGGCTTCACGGGCGACACCGCCTTGACCCGCGGCCAGGCCACGCGCGACCCGGCGCAACTCAAGTTCGAGCGCGAGACGGCCAAGATGCCCGACGCAGGCAATCTGCTGCGCGAGCGTACGAACGCCCAGAACAACCACATCCTGACCGTCCTGGAGGGGGGCGTCGATGAGACAGGCGCCCAGGCCCCAACCTTGCGCGCGACCGGCATCGCCGTGGATAAGGCCTTGGTCGAGCAGGTGAAACGCGACAAGGCCCAGATGCGCGTGGCCTACAAGAACGCTGAAAAAGCGGGCGAGATGCGCGCCCCGGTGTCGCTGGTGTCAATGGTGGACTATCTGAACGAGGCCGCCCCTGAGGCCGCAACCGCGCCCCTTCTGACGACTGCGCGCAACCTGGCGGTGCGCCTGGGCATTGCTGAGGAGCAGGGCGGCCGGTTGGTCCCGTCTGCCGCCCGGCCTGCTGACTCGCTGATGAACCGTCCTGCTGTGTCTGGCGTCACGCTGAAGTCGGCTGAGACATTCCGCCAGGCCATCAACCGCAACACGGACATGGAGCCGACGAACATCCGGCAGGCCACCATCATCAAGGGCCTAATCGATGAGGCGACCGAGGGAGCTGGCGGCGACCTCTACCGACAAGCTCGTGCTCTGCGGCAACGGTTCGCTCAGAACTACGAGGACCGGGCCTCCATTGCGAAGCTGTTGAACACCAAGAAGGGCATGGCCGACCGCCAAGTGGCTCTGGAGGACGTGTTCAGCCATTCGATCTTGCGCGGCAGCCTCGACGACGTGCGCAACACGCGCCGCGTCCTGCATCGCAGCGGTCCCGAGGGTCAGCAGGCGTGGAAGGAATTGCAGGGCGCAACCGTGCGGCACATCCGCGACGAAGCGACGGGCAACGTGGCCACCGACGCGGCAGGCAATCGCGTCGTGTCACCGGCCAAGCTGGACAAGGCCATCCGCGAGCTGGACGCAGACGGCCGTCTCGATTTCGTGTTCGGCAAGCAAGGCGCCCAGAAGATGCGTGACATCAACGATCTGGCGCAGTACACGCTGACCGTCCCGCCCGAGGCTGGTGTGAACCTGTCGAACACGGCCGCCACGATGTTGTCCGCCTTTGCCGACGCCGGAATGGTGGGCATGAGTGGCCTGCCGGTTCCGGTCGCCTCCATCTCCCGCTTGGCCTTGAACCACATCAAGGACGCCAAGCTGCGCCGCCGCATCTCCGACGCATTGAACGACACGCAGAGCAAGCCGCCCCGCGCGCCTGGCCCTGCTCCGACCGCACCACCCGCACCACAGCCGACCCTCCACTGAGGATTGACCATGCTCGCCATCGAATCTCCCTACCCGCAGTTTTTCGAGCTTGACGGCCGTCCGCTGGATGCTGGCTACGTCTACATCGGGGCGGAGAACCAGAACCCAGAGACGACGCCGATTTCGGTCTATTGGGACTCGGCCCTGACCCAGCCGGCAGCACAGCCACTGCGCACCAAGAACGGCATGTTGGCCCGCAACGGGGCGCCCGCCTTTGTCTACGCGGCCACCAACCATTCCATGATGGTGCGCAACTCCAAAAAGGTGCAGGTGCTTTACGCGAAGTCCTCTCAGGAGTTCAGCGTTGGCAGCCTCATCAACACGTTGCGCTCTGACCTTCTGGGGGTCGGAACGGGCAAGGGCGCGGACATGGTTTCATTCCAGCAGGACGGCTACAACGCGGTCATCCGCACGCTGCTCGCCAAGGCGCGCGAGATCATCAGCGCCGATGACTTCCCAACCTTGCAGGAAGCGGCCAACGCTGCAGCCGGGAAGACCCTGCGCTTGACGCCTGGCAAGACCTACACCGTGGTGGACAGCCTGGCTTTCACCTCGCCGAACACCCATGTCGAGGGTTACGGTGCAACGATCCTGTACCCCAAGCCCAGCGCGAACTACTTCCACTGCATTCGTGCCACAGAGGACGGATTCCAGGCACGCGGCCTTCGGATCGTCATGCAGGGCACCGGCTTGGTCCGGGGCGACTCGGGCTTCGGCATCTGTGTGTTCAACGACACGAAGCACATCAAGGGTGCGGTGATCGAGAACTGCCACGTCAGCGGCATTGCCTCGGCCGGCATGTGGCTGCAGAACGTCAGCGAAGTGATCGTGATGAAGAACACGGTCAAGAACTGCCTTGCGGACGGCATCCACCTGTCGGACGGCGCAAGCCAGATCGTCATCGCCAACAACATCGTTCTGGACAACGCCGACGACAACATCGCACTGGTGAACGATGTTTCGGGCGCTCCGTACCTGACCGGCTTCACGATCACCGGCAACTACATCAACTGCGCCAACGTTGCACACGGTGGTGGTGGGATCGTCCTGATCGGGGCCGTGTCTGGCACGGTATCCGGGAACACGATGGAAGCCACGTACGGGGGCGGCATCCACATGTACCAGTGGTCCGACGATTTCAAGACGGACAAGGTGCTTATCGTCGGGAACAAGTTCACCAACACCGGCCGAGCAACGGGCACCGGCACCGATGCAACGGGTGGTCTTGGGATCCTCTTGCAGCTCACGGCCGGCGTGCACATCGTCGGCAACGACTTCTCGGACATCGGCTACAACGCCGCCGCGCCGAGTAACGGGGCTGTGTGGGTTGCTGACGGCAAGAACGTCAGCATCACCGCAAACAATTTCCAGAACATCGCCTGCGATGCGGTCAATCTGCTGACCAGCGGCCCGATTTCTGGAGGGATGATCCTTACGGTCAACTCCAACGTCTTCGGCTACGTCGGGCGCAATGCTGTGAACCTCGGGCCGGTGGTGGACCTCGCCGCTGCGACGGTCAAGGACAACATCTTCCAATCCACGGCGGGCACGCACGACATCTACCTGGACAAGCCCACGGCGACGATGATCGTGCAGGGCAACAGCTGCAAGAAGCTGGTCTACGTCAACGGCAACAGCACGTCGCTGCTGTCTCGCGTTGAGGTCGAGTCCTTCACCCCGGTCATCGGTTCGGCTGGCGGAGCGATCACATCCTCGAACGCCACCATGGTCTACCAGCGCATGGGCAAGTTGGTCCTGGTGTCGCTGACGGTGGAAATCGTCACCAACGGCACGGGCGCTGGCGTCATCACCGTGTCTCTCCCATTCCCTGTGGTGAGTGGCAGTCTGAGCGGGCGCGAAACCGTCGTGTCCGGCGTGGCGGTCATGGGCCTGATGAACGCCGGGGTTCTGCAACTGCGAAGGTATGACAACGGATACCCAGGGGCCAATGGTGCCGTGCTGGTGCTGTCCGGAATTCTGGTGCTGCCGTGAAGACAGAAGAAGCCGCGCTGACGGTTGCCGGCGTCGCGTCGAAGACGACCTACAGCGGCGCGGGTCTGACCATCTGGGGCGTTCTGTTGACCAACGAGTTCGCCGTCTTGGTCGGCATCTTGGCGGCGGTTGGCGGCTTCCTGGTGAACTGGTACTACAAGCGCCAGGCTGAGAAGAGGGCGGAGCGGGCGGATGCTGCCAAAGAGGCGCGCGACCGGGTGCTGTTTGAGATGCGCCAGGAGTGGCTGCGGAACGGGCGGAACCCACTCACCGACTTCGGCGGCCTCGGGGAGGATGACGATTGACCCCCGCACAACGCACAGCCGCCATCACGGTTCTGGCAGCAGCCATTGCGGTCCCGGCTGAAGGTCTTCGTCAATGGGCCTACCGAGACCCACCCGGCATTCTCACGATCTGCTACGGGCACACCGGGCCAGATGTGACCGCCAAGAGCTATCGGACCATGGACGAGTGCAAGGCGCTGCTGGACCAAGACATGGCCCAGGCCGTGGCCGCGGTCGAGCGCTGCCAACCGGGCCTGCCCGTGCCCATCGCCGCCAGCTTGGCTGATGGGGTCTACAACGGCGGGACCCGTATGGCCTGCGACAGGCCGAACAGCACCCTGGCCCGGCTGTTGGACCAGAAGCGCTACGACGAGGCATGCAGACAGCACCCGCGGTGGAACAAGTCCCGCGTGGCCGGCGTTCTCGTGGAGCTGCCTGGGTTGACCAAGCGAACCAAAGAGCGCGAAGCCCTCTGCCTGACCTGGAGACAGGGGTGATCCCGTACGCGCGCGAGCTTGGAGCTTTAGCGCTGCTGGCAGTGGCCGGCTTCGCAGGCGTGCAGACCATCCGCCTGTCCACCGAGAAAGCGGCGCATTTCCAGACCAAGACCGCTCATGCGGTGCAGCTGCAGCGCCTCGCCGAGCGCGCGAAGGACGTGGCCGATGCCGCCGTCATTGCGCAGCAAGCCCAGTACCGATACGCCGCCGCCATCGATGCCCAACGATCCGAGGAGAAAGACCATGCACTCGCCGACAACGACGCTCGTCGCGCTCGTGACCTTGCTGGCTCTGGTGGGATGCGCATCCCAGCCACCTGCCCGCGACCCGCAGCCGCCCCAAGTCTGCCCAGCGCCACCGCTTCCTCCGGCGTGGATGCTCAAGCCGCCGACATCCCTGCAGCGTTTCGACAGGAGCTTTGGGATCTCCGCGCCGCCCTGATCACTGAGCAGGCTCAGCTTCTAGCCCTGCAAGACTACATGCGGCGACTTGCCGCGGGAGACAAGCCATGAGCCGCGTTCGCATCCAAGAGCTGCCCCTGCTGCCGACCTTCATCATCCGGGCATACCCGGAGGAGGGGTTACCCCTCATGGCCGACTTTCAACTGGTCTGCACTGGCCAGGAGACAGCCCCGGATGAGGTGTGGCTGCATGGGATGTACGGCAGCAGCAACCGGAAAATTTGGCGTGCCCTGGGGTTGGCCCTGATGGATCGCGGCGTTCGCTATATCCGAGCTATGCGCGCGCCTGGCCGGATCCTTCCGCGCGGCCAGTTGATGCCCGATGGTTCGCTGCGGATCGACCTCGACCAACTGATGCAGAAGCCCACGGACACGGGCTTCACGCCGCTCACCTGATCTCGCGGGGTGTCTCCTGATCGGCTCAAACCCGATCTTCACAGGCCCCGGGCGGGAAGGTCCGGGGCCTTTTCTTTAAAGACGGGCAGAGATCTTCTCGGCGGACTCTCGGTAGTACACCCGCCGGAGCAGATCGAGATCGCGGTGTCGGCTGATCCTGGCAAGCGTCAGGATGTCCATCTTGCGGGACATCAGGGTCAGCGCAGTTGCTCGAGAGTCCCGGAATTCGAGGCCCTCGATGAGGGTCTTTTTGCAAAGCTTGCTGAAAAGCGTGCTGGCCTCGTTCGGTTCGACCTTGAGCTTCTTCGGCATCTTCGCGAGCACGCGATGCGCTTGGCGGGTCACAGGGATATCTTCCGGGCGTGGGTTCGTCTTGCTCGGCGGGATGGTGACAACGCGCCTCTTGGCGTCGAAGTTCGCCGGGGCAGCCAGGGCTTCCTGTAAGCGCATGGCCGTGCGCAGCGCTATGTGGAAGGCCTGGGTCACCTCGAGCGTCTTGCCGCCCGTTCGCTTGCCCGCCCTCAGAATGCGAAGGATCAGCAGCCAGGTCCAAACGGCCTGGCGCGGCTCGGCCTCTTTCGGCAAGCGGACGCCTTCAAAGGGGCTGTGCTCAAGCCACTTCCATTCGGACACCGCCAGCCGGAACATGTTGCGGTAGAGGTTCACCTCACGGAGCACGGTGGAGCCGGAGACAGGTTTGCGCACCTTCTCTGGGTCCGGGTCCTCGACGCCGTTTAGCCTCGAGTCCCGCCACTCGCCCATGCGCTCACTGGTGATGTCTGCCAGTTGGATGTCGTCGCCGAAGTAGGCGCGTAGGGCCGCGAACCTGCGGCGCTCCCATTCGACCGCGTTGCGCTTCTCTGCGCTCGCTGTCTCTAGGTACTTTTCGCAGGCTTGGCCAAGAGACCGATCCCGCCGCAAGGACTTCTTGCTTTCCTGCTCGAGCGCCCACGCCTGGGCATCTCGCTTGTACTTGAAAGTCTTCGAGACTCGAGCCCCGTCCTTCTGGACCTGGGCGCGCCAACCATCCCGGAAAGGGCCAATGTACGCCAT